AGCAGCAGTTGCTATGGAACAACGAGCAAAAGAAATGGGTAAAACAGCTCAAGCAGGTGTTTATCGTAGTTATATAAATTCTATGAAAAAGAAAACCAAGAAGAAAAATGAATCATTCTTTGGATTAGGACCAGGTGATATTCCTTCACCGAGTAGAAAAGCAGTAAAGAAAAACAAAACCGATAAATTATCAGGATATAAAAAGGTTAATGAAATTGCAGTTGATACAAGAGTTAAAAAAGTAGTAGCAATTTATCCAGGTAGATTTCAACCATTTGGTCCACATCACAAAAAAGTATTTGACGCATTATCAAAACAATTCGACAAAGTCTACATAACGACATCAGCAATACAACAAATGCCAAGACACCCATTAAGTTTTCAAGAGAAGAAAAAACATATGATGAAAATGGGGATACCAAGTAGTAGTATCATACAAGAGAAAAGTCCTTATGTGGCAATAAATGCAGTAAAGAAACTTTCCAAAGATACGGCAGTGGTTTATGCAGTTGGACAAAAAGATAAACAAAGAATTCCAACAGGTAAAAAGAAGTCAGGTGGATTAACTTACTTTCAAGACTTCAAGAAAAATTTAAAAAATTTAAAAGGACACGAAACACACGGATATATTTTTATAGCACCACACCAAAAGGTTAGTGGTATATCAAGTGGAACCGAGATTAGAAATCTATTGGGTAGTCCAAAGTTTGACGAAGAGAAAAGAGAAAGAATATTCAAAAAAACATTTGGATACTTTGATAAATCAACTTATGAAACAATGACTTCAAGATTTGGTAAGTTATTTGAGTTCTTTCAACAACCAAATGTAAAAAAAATTATAAAAGAAGTTAGTGGTTTTGGAACAAGTGTAAATGCAAGTGATATGTCAGATGAAGGTATGTATGATTTCTTTGGTTCATTAGATGATTACTTTAGAATATCACCGGAACACGCAGAAGTATTAGGTTGGGAAGTTATAGGTTTTCCAATCAATGATACGGACCATATGGCATTTACCATTATGGCAGATGATTATGAACAAGACCGTACCAAGACCGTAACTCACGGAAGAACCATTAATCAAAATAGAAAAAATACTCAATCAGTAGATAATCCATTTCCTAAATACAAAGAAAGAATGAAAAAAACAATAGGTAATCTTGGATTTGAAGTGGTTAAATACTTTGGTGAAGAGTCATTTACTAAAATGAAAGAATCACCACTAATGGATAAATCAGATGTAACAAAGGGTATTGAACATATTCATAAAAAACTTACAGAATCCTTGGTAAAAGATATATTGCAAGAGGGTGGAGCATACGGACATATGAATCATCCATTTGATGATAATAATTTGACGTTTTCAGACTTGAAGAACATAGTTATTATAGGGTTAAGTGGAAACCTTAATCGTGAAGATAATGTTTCTGAAAAACTTGACGGACAAAACCTAATGGTAAGTTGGGTTGACGGAAAGTTAAAAGCCGCAAGAAATAAGGGTCATCTGAAAAATGGTGGTAAAACTGCACCAACAACATCTGGAATTGTCAGTATGTTTGCCGGTAGAGGTAATGTTAAAAAAGCATTTGTAGGTGCGATGAGAGATTTAGAAAAATCAATAGGTGGTTTGTCTAAAGCACAAAAGAAAAAGGTATTTGGTAATGGAACCAAATGGATGAATTTAGAGGTTATATATCCACAAACGAGTAATATTATAGATTATGATGTCGCTGAAATTGTATTTCACGGAACTACCGAATATGATAGAACAGGTAGAGCAAAAGGATACTCAAAAGAATCAGCTCGTATGTTACAAGGTATGATACAACAAATAAATCAAAATATACAAAAAACATTTAAAATTAGTAAACCTAATTTCTTAAAGATGAGTAAAGTTCAAAACTATGGAGCAAAGAAAAGTTCTTTCTTGGGTAGATTGAATAAATTACAAGGTCAGTTTGGACTGAAAGATTCAGATAGATTAGGTCAATATCACGAATCATATTGGAGAGAATATATTTTTAATGCAGGAAAACAATTTAAAGTTAATATAAAGACAAATGAGTTAGTAAATCTAACTAATCGTTGGGCATACTTTGACAAGAGTTATAAAATACCACAAATGAAAAAAGATTTTAAAGATAGACCAGAATTCTTAAAGTGGATTTTAGATACTGATAAACTCGACCATATTAAAATGTTCAAACAAAACATTAAACCATTTGAAATATTATTTTTTCAAGTAGGAGCAGAAATATTAAAAAATATGTCAGGTTTCTTAGCAGTATCACCAGACAAAGCAGTTCAAAAAATTAGACAAGATGTGGTAAAAGCATTAAAAGATTTACAAAAACCAGATAATATACAAAAATTAGAAAAATTAAAAATACAAATAGAGAAATTAGAAGCTATTGGTGGTTCGAGTTCAATCGTTCCAAGTGAAGGACTTGTGTTTAAATACAAAGGTAATATATACAAATTCACAGGAGCATTTGCACCAATCAATCAGATACTTGGTAGTTTAAAGTTTGGGTAGGAGTTATAATGGCAGGATATAGTAAAGAATCAGATAGACAGAATAAGGCATTAAAAGATTTAATGTCAGGAAAAGAACATACAAAAGAATATACACAAGTAGGGTATGAAAATAAAGTAGATAACCTTGGTGGTAAAACCAGAGAATCAGAATTAAGTAAAGTAATGCAATCAGTTAGGATGCCGTTATTTTGTCCTAATTGTGATAAAGCAATGAAGAAAACACTTGATGACAAGTTTTGGAGAATGATGGGACATTGTTTTGATTGTCAGATTGACATTGAAAACAAATTAAAAGTTCAAGGAAAGTTTGATGACTATGCAGAAAGTAAAATGTTAGAAAATCAAAAGGCATACTTAAAAGATATGGAACAAAGTTTAGATGACTTTGAACAAACAGGTGGTAAACAAGTTTGGTTAAATCAGGTTGGTGTAAATACACCAGAACTTGAAAAGGAAACTTGGGAAATGGGTGAAAAAGAATTTGAACACACCATTTCAGAAGCAAGAGATTTCATAAAAGAAAAACGAGAAGTCGTAGAAAAAGCACAACAACAAATAACAGGAGCAGAATAATGGGAATTATTAACGCAATACTAAACTTATTCTTTGGTGGTAATCAAAAGAAAGAAGTCAAAGAACTTGATAAAGCAATCAAAGTTAAAGACAATGAAGTTAAAGAACTTGAAAAAGAAGTAAAAGTTCTTGAAGCAAAGAAGAAAGTTAACAAAAAAGAAGTAGCTAAATTAAAAAGAAAAGTAACCACTACTAAGAAACAAATCGAAAAGGCATCAGAAGCAGTAAAAGAAGATAATGCAGATGACGCAGTAAAATTTTTGAAGAAGTTTTCTAAATAGTATATATTTATATATATGAGATATATTATATACATACTATTCGTAGGACTTTTGTTCGCACAAGATGTCCAAGAACCTAAGACTTATTCTTTCACGGAAGACCAAGTGTTAGGATTTACCAATGCAATCAAAGAATTAGAACTAAAAGATAGTTTAAATGTATCGTTAGTTGCTGATTATGAAGCTATGGTAAAAAGATTGGAAGCAACCGCAGCAATAGATTCTATGTTGATAGCAAACAAAACAACACAACTTACTCTACTAAAAGACACTAATAAACTACTTGAACAGAAAGTAAAACTTGTCAGACCTAAATGGTATGAAAACAAATGGTTATACTTTACATTTGGGGTAGCATTAACTGCTACTTCAGTTAAATTAGCAGGTCAGATAGTAGACTAATGGCAGAACAATTAAAAGATGTAATTAAAAAGGAATATGTAAAGTGTGCACAAGACCCTGCATATTTTATGAAAAAGTATTGTATGATACAACATCCGATACGGGGGAAAATACCTTTTGAATTATATAATTTTCAAGATAAAGTAGTCAACGAATTTCAAGAACATCGTATGAATGTTATTTTGAAAGCTCGTCAGTTGGGTATTTCAACATTGACAGCTGGATATAGTTTATGGATGATGACTTTCCAACAAGACAAAAACATCTTGGTAATTGCAACCAAACAAGAAGTAGCAAAAAACTTGGTAACGAAAGTTCGTGTTATGCACGCAAATCTACCGAGTTGGTTGAAACAACGATGTGTTGAAGATAACAAATTAAATCTGAGATATCGTAATGGTTCACAGATTAAAGCAGTATCATCAGGTCCTGAAGCCGCTCGTTCAGAAGCTCTATCATTATTGATATTAGACGAGGCGGCATTCATTGATAAAATTGATGATATATGGACAGCAGCACAATCTACCTTAACAACTGGTGGTCAATGTATTGCATTGTCAACACCAAATGGTGTGGGTAATTGGTTCCACAAAACTTGGGTAGACGCCGAAGAAGGAAGAGGACTATTTAATCCAATTAAATTACATTGGACGGTTCATCCAGATAGAGAACAAGAGTGGAGAGATGAGCAAGATACATTACTTGGAATTGGAAGTGCAGCACAAGAGTGTGATTGTGACTTCTTGACTTCTGGTACTGGTGTAATTGACGCAACACTATTGGAGAACTTACGAAAAAGAAGCGTAAAAGACCCATTAGAAAAACGAGGTGTTGATACAAATATGTGGGTTTGGGAACCTGCAAATTACTCAAAGGATTATATTGTATGTGCGGATGTTGGTCGTGGAGATAGTGCAGACTATTCTGCTTTTCATATTATTGAATTGGAAAGTTTAACACAAGTCGCAGAATACAAAGGTAGAATAAATACCAAAGATTTTGGAAATATGTTGGTAAGTATAGCAACAGAATATAACGATGCTCTACTTATAGTAGAGAACAATAATATTGGTTGGGCAACAATCCAACAAATTATAGATAGGGATTATCCTAATCTATTTTATACAAGTAAAGACTTACAATATGTTGATGTTCAACACCAAGTGACGAACAAACATTATCGTGAAGAAAGGAAAATGGTTGCTGGTTTTTCAACGAAA